GAAACTTTCTATCAAAAGCGATAATCAGCTCATTAACCCCTAAATCCTTTAACATATTTACCTGATGGGTAGAAAGACTGCTACCACACACGGCCACAGATATGTCATTCTCTGGACCATAATGTGACTGATACATCAGACAAGATTTTTCGCTCTCAAAAACCACGGCTACTCGCGCTCGCCGCAAATTCTCCTTGCTATTATTGAGGTTGTATAAATTCATACTTAGCGGATGATTGTATAGTTGCTTACCAATCAAAAGCGGACGATACTTGCCATATCTATCAGCTTCATCTGCCGCCAATGCTCTACCTCTTATACCAATTAGTCTTCCGTTAATGTCAAAGTGAGGAATGGTAATCTGCTCTCCACCGGGATAATAACCAATATAATTGCGGCGGGCGGTTTCGGCGGAAATACCCTCTCTTTCCCAGCCTGCAATTCTTGGATAAGCAAACCTTGTAAGGATGCTCTTGTCATATTCTGGGAGAGACACCTCGCGCGACATACCTACTGGCCGCAGTTCATGTCGCTTAAAGACTTGCCAATCTTCCAGCTCTTGTTTATCGTTATCCGGCGCCTCGACACCGTTTATACCAAAGTAACTTGCGATGTAATCCATTGCATCATATAGTTCTTGCTCTTGATTATACTGTATCTTTCTTACCTTGATATATAGCTCGAATATGTCAAATCTATCGTCACAATGAGTGTAACAGCTAAACAGCCGTGTGTTCTCATAGTAATAGAGCTTTCTGGAGCCAACGCCTGGCTTATTATGACAGATGGTTTGGGAGACGAGCCCTTTGTCGGTATATTCGGGCTCGCCGCCCCAAGCTTCTATCAAGTCATAAATCTGCTCAAGCTCTAGCTGTTGTTTAAGCTCTTCTTTGTTATAATAACGAGAAGAGACTGCCATTACACATCAACAACTTGGATGGAAGTTACCTTTCCTCTCAAGCCATGCTGTTCGTTCAAATAAGACATGGCATACTGATAGGGATTTTGCTTTTTCTCTGCCTCGTTGCGAGTAGACAAGATGCCATCAAACATCTTCTTGGTCATCTGATAACCAATAGCTTTCTCATTCTTTAACATAAGCGTTCTCCTTTACTTTTGTTCCCAAGCTGCTGGGCCTTCGTCAATCACAACTTTAATATCTTCAATGCTTAGCATTTCCAATCGCCAGTTCGTGCAAAATTGTGGATGTATGCGGCAAGTGCCCAAATCCGCCGCACACCATAAGAAACAACCTTTATATCTACCTCTACGGTTTTTATAAATCGAGAGTTTGATGTTTGGTCGTTGGAGATTTTTATTAGAGTCAAGGATAGGCTCAAGTTTTGTTAGGTCTTCATCAGTTACTCCCAACAAAATCATACCTACGTCGATTCTGTCCGCAATACTCTTAGCGCCACGAAGCAAGTTTTGGTCCGGTGTTTCAGAGTCTTTGTAATCACCATTCAGCTGAGTGGCTGACATGATAAAGATGCCATATTTATTTGCCAAATCTTTTAGTCTAGCAGACAGCATAAAGAGGATATTATCTTCACGCAATCTAACTCCACCGGCACGTCTGGTAATTTCTTCGAGAATCTTGAGTGAAGTTTGAATATAGTCAAACAATACATACTTCACGTCATGGTCACGAATGTTCTTTTTTATCTTGTTCTCAACATCCTGGAGAGAAAAGTCTGGAAGTTCTTCTATCCAGATAGGACTTTCTCTCAAGATACGTGCGGCCTCCAGAACTCTTTCGCGCTCGTCATCTTGATATTGACCATTCAAGATATGCTCCTCATTGACATTAGACAAGAACGCGAGCATCATCGTCTGGACTTCGGATTTATCTTGCTCTGTCGCTATGAACAAAGTCGGCTCGCAAGTTCCATTCTTAATCCACCCGAATTGCTCGTGATATATCTTATTGCACGCAAAATTGCAAGCATCTGCAATCATAGATCTCGTCTTACCGGTGCCAGTAGCGGCCGACCGCAAATAAAACTTTCGCAATCTTGCTCCTCTTGTTGCGGTGTTGATTAACTCGCCATAAAGTGGAATACCAATCTCGGGGTGCTTCTCCAGGTCTTCAACCAATTCAACAATACCGTCACCAGCTTGATAACCCAATCCTAGGTCATCTTCCACATACTTGCCACGAATTTCGTCTATTGTTTTATCAATAACATCTGCAATATCAATTAGGGAGGTATTATCCAACCAGTCCTCTTGCTTCTGACGCTTCTGTAAATCAATAACTTCATCTGGGTCATACAGGAAGGATACATCCATTACCTGGTCATATGCGCGCAGTAAAGTGAATTTCTTTAGGCGATTATAGTAGTAATTAAAAGTATCTTCTCTAGCGTTCTTTGCCGCTTCCATTAGATACTCAATACCTTTATTTTGAGTGAAGATTTTCTCAAATTTCGGACGATTTGCAAGATAGTCAATGATAGCATCTATGTTCACCTTACTACCAGTCAAGTGAATATTATAAATACTACCAAACACAATCTTGTGAAAGTCCTCAATGAAATCCTCTTCATGGATGATGTACTTATCAGTATCATCAAGAATAGAGGCGTTATTTAGTACGCAACCAATTACCTGTGTAATGGCTGCAACGTCCACATATCCAGTCTTCATTCTTCTGCCTCCTCGTCTAAAAAGCTAAATAATTTGCGAGTATGCTTCATAGGTTGGCGCTGAGGAGGCTGTATATGTATCTCTCTAGTCGGTAACACAAAGTTTTTAATTTCAATACCCGTGTTTTGCTGTTGCGCTTCCCATAGTGCTCGCCAATATATCAGTGCGTCATTCCACACAAAGGGGATGATACCTATACCCCCGTTAGCTTTTTCTATTGAGCCTTTCTTTATCTCGAAATGATACTTCAAAGACTTATACATTCCGCTGTAACTATAATTCTTGTCTTTGTGAAAGGTGTCTATCTGTTTTCTAATTTTTGGAGAGATAGAGCTAATTCCAAATAAGCTCTTGATATAACTTTCCAATAACTCTTTATCTTTCTGCTCTTTTGTTTTGCTCTGTTCAGCGGTCTCTGCACAAGCCTTATGAGCGTAACGTCTTGCGTTAATCATTACATAAGGTTCTACATTGGCGTCAAACTGTTGATTGCATATGGGACACTTCACGATATGCTTAGCCATTCATTACGCTCCTTTCTTTCCTTATAAATATAATAACATATTTATCGTGAAAAATCAAAGAAGGAGAGTACTACCTAGAGCACTCTCCTTCTCCTCTATCAACCTTTCAGCAAGGCCTTCAAATCGCTTACGATTAAATCTAGCTGCTCAGATTGCTCGGGTACGCACTCTGCAACCTTTTTACCCTTACCAAGATAACGCTCAACAATAGCAGTAATCTTGCTAGAGTTAGACTGGTTAGCAGTCATCAGCTCACCAACCAACTCCTGGAACTCTTTGGTAAGAGCGTCGAAGTCATATGTGGGAGCAACTGGCATTGTAATCTTTTCGTCGGTTACAAACTTGCCACCGGTCTCTGCGGCCTCCTTGTCGATAGCGCCTTGCAGTGCCTTGACAAGTTCGTGGTAGTTTGTGGTAATCTCATTGGGGATATACTTGAAGCGGCAACCGCACTCAATAGAACCATCAGAGCAACGTAGGGTTAGCACAGAAGGTTCATCCTTGCGGACCTGGTGAGCATATCCATATACATCGGCCATACCTGCGATTACGGTTCTCACAGAGTTAGACAAAGCAGGACGAACAATAGTGCGAGCATCTGCTCCTTCGCCTATTGTAACTTCCTTGTCGTGACCGATGAAGAATACGGCATATCCCAGCTGAGTAAGACCTCTAAAGACGTCGTTAAACTCGTCCTTGAACTTAGTCCAGCCTTTGCCGTAACCAAGATCACCAAGGTCTTCAATGTCGTTTTGGGAACAGATATACTTCTTACATCTGTCTGCGGCAATGTCGACTGTGTCAACGATAACCGCGTTAAAGTGTGCTCTTACCTCTGGCTTTTTCAGCTCACGGTAAGCCTGTTTCATTTCACTCCAAGAGGTAATGTCCTGAGCGACAACACCAGGAAGTGCGTGATAACCAGGCTCAAATGCCAGAAGTAAGGCTCCTTCCATCTATGTGGCAAGAGTGGTCTTACCAGTCTTAGGAGCACCATAGATGTAGGTGATATAACCGCTCAAGTCGCGGCTAACTTTATGTGGCTGTAGACTCAATAAATCCATAACGCTCTCTCCTTTACTTTATTGTTTAAGATATAAGGGTCAATTGACCCTTATATCAAAAATTGTAATCGCCCTTGGCGGGTGCAGTAGGTGCACTAGCCTTGGCAAGAGCGTTATTCTTAGAAGCCTGATACTCGTCCTGACGCTTCTTCACATCAGCCAGGTCAACTTCACGCTGAGCGAGAGCAGCAGACAGCTCAGAAGCGAGGATGCCATCCTCAGAGTCCCACTCGTAAGTTTCCACAGCAGCCCAGTTGATTACGAAATCACGCTGAGAGCTACGAGTCTCCTTAACGATGGTACCACCGAATGCGCTCTCCTCTTCCTTCTTGCGAACCACGGTCTGGGAAATCTGCTTACCCTGAACGCGGGTAAAGACAGGAGACTTGCCAGTGGCACCAAGGTTCTCGAAGTAATCAAGAGCTGCGGCAGGAGCGTGAGGCTCATACACGCTGAACTCAACAGGCAGAACAGCCTTGCGGAAGTTGAAGATGTAACCCTTAACAATAACCTTCTCGGGAGTATCCTTCTCGGGATCAGCCTCCACACGCTTTACGCCGGTAATGACCATATCCACATCGAAAGTGGCGCGCTGAGCCTCGTCACAAAGCTCAGAAGTCTGATGGACGAAACCGCCCTCATTACGCTTCACAGAAACCAGCTGATTGTCGTTACGAGTGTCATACCACTCGTTCAAATCAATAGCGGTGTCAATACGGAGCTTGCCGGCATTCTCCTTGCCATGCTCCATAGCGCTGCCAATCTTACCGTCGATGACAGACTGGAGAATGTTAAAGGTTGCATTGGGCTTACCATTCTTGGTGGTAGCGGTTACATAAGAGAAGTGGACCTGAACAACGTTGAGCATCTCGTCGTCGGTTGCCACAGAGATAGTACCGTTAATGAACTCGGTACCAGGATTCTTGGAATTGGGGCCAGAAACCTTCTTCTCCAGGCTGTGCTCATACAGACGACCTTCGATATGGGCGTTATTATTCATGACTTTCTTCATTGCTTGAACTCTCCTTTAATTATTCGTTTTCTTGCAAATTTTCTTTGTACTCAATGATATTGAACTCTTTTCCCTTAGAGGAAAGAGAGTAGATGACGGGATTTTGTCCCGCCTTATCGACGAAACCGTCAGTGCACAACTTGCGGATTGCGCCTGAAACCTTGCGAGAAGACACTCCCATGCCATCCGCAATATCCTTTGCCTTGTGGGAAGTATTGGAACTACCCTGCAAGTATTCAAGGATTTCCAGGCCAGCCTCAGTGAACATAGGCTTCTCTTTAACCTCCTGCGACTTCAAGCTGTTATAAACCTGCTGAACCTCATCGGGGATAATCACAGGCTCTTTACAGTTAGCCACAAGGTAGTCAAAAAAATCAGTAAACTGCTCGTACTTGTTCATCGTCATCAACCTCTTCTTTTATGTTATATACATATAATAACATATAATTAGAAGAAAATCAATCAATGACAATGTCATCGAACAATACAGGGATATTGTCCTTGCACATTTGTAGTGCCATCAAAGCTACTTCGCGCATCTGCGGATGGGCAGCCTTGGCACAACGCAGTTTGAAAAAGTGTCTCCACTCTCGGATATTTGCGGTCATGACAACCTCAGTTTTGAGGCTGTTAGGAAGCACGCTTCTTGCCTCCTGAGGGCTACAGCCCGCCGCAAGCATATTAAAGTATCTCTCTTCTGTCTCTGTACAAGCTTCGTACCATTCTCCATAGGCGGGGCTTGCTTCATCGAGGAAGCATGGGTCAATGACAGTAATCTCATTGCCAAAGCCGTCCTTGGAATAGTTACAATAGCGGGTAGATTCTTGACAGTAAGAGGCTACACGATGTCTTACAATCTCGTGGCTTACACCACGGTCACAAATGAATTTAAGGGTAAAGCTGCAATGCTCGATAACTGCTTCATGACCTCTCTTGATGAGGCCGGCAACGAACTTTTCAGCGCTTCCATCGGTGATTTTATCTTCGCTTTTATAGCAAACGCGGCCACACTATTCAATGGCCTTGAGCATCGCTGCTCCATCAATAGGAGTCATGAACTCAACACTTGGTTTGATAATCTTCATATTTTATTCCTCACTTATTGTATATCCGATGATGGGACTGCTACCGCTGTAAAGAGCAAGGAAGGTTTCAAGTTCATCAATGACGATTTTCTTCTCACCTTGTCCTCGCAGGAAATTGCTTAAATATTGACCGTAACTCATAAAGTTAAGACCAATAATACCATATCCATGCGCTTTAACCTCCATGGCGGTAGGATTTCCGCACACGAAAACAGCATTATTTTCTTTCGCAAATTCCATCAATCGTTTAGTTTTACCTGTTCCGCGACCTTCAATAATTCTAGTCATTATGCTCCGCCTTTCGTACTATTAAGTCCAAATTCCTTGGTCTTATAAAAATCTATCCAATATACCTCACGCTCATTAAGCTTATCTCGAGGAACTTGTTCAAGTACCTCGAAAGTGAAGTTAAACTGTCCAGACTTTTGCATTGTCTGATATAGACGATTGGTAGAAACTCCGTGAGCAAGAGAGGCTTTAATGTGTTGACGAAAACGCTCTCTTATATCAACGCTCTGTCCGATGTAAGCAAGCCCGCTGGTTAAATCAGTTATCTTGTAAATACCGGAAGTCTTAGTAGTTGCGGGAATCCCGTTGAACAAATGCGACATTAAAACATCATATGCTGGGCGATAATAGGTTTCGTAGATAACTTTATCTACACTATCCTTCTTGATAAGGTGCTTCTGCAAATCTCTCAATAAAGAAATGTCACTCTTATCATCATCGCTAATAGCAAGACGGTAATAATCACACTAACTATCCATTTCTTCCTATCTCTGTCGTGCTTGGATATAAGCAAGCTGCTTGTCTTCCAAATCCTTGAGCTAATGCGCTTCTCTTTCTTTGCGTGAAACGATAATTGCAATTTGCTTCTCGATTTCCGCGGAAGTGGCGGCCTAATATTCCTTAAGCTTGATTTCAAGCTCAGCTTTCTTGACCTCATACTCCTCTTGAGCACGCTTTGAAGCGCCCTGCCGCATTTCATCGGCTGTTTTAGACAAAGACTCGACAATCTCTTTTTGAGTTACAAGAGTTTGACTTACCTGCTCTAGTTCTTGCCTTTTGTTATCTAGCTCTTGCTAAACAACCCTATTCTAGAAGATAGTTTCCGCGTTTGCGGCCACTATCTCGATATGTTTGCGTTTTAGGTGATATGCGTATAGACCGAGGCTAACTATCACTACTAACGCGATAATAAGTGCCACTGTCATGGCATAAAAGAAAGTCGGTAAGAAGTTTCCCTCTTACCGACTGAATCAATTACTCAGCAGCATCAGGGTCAAATGCTAAGCCTGCCTCGGTGAGACGCAGATACTTGACCTTCTGATGGGAATTGTCGGCAAGGGTAATTTCAGCCTCTTCACGGAAGCCAAGCTGCTTACGCTGAATGGCGGAAGTAAAAATGCCATCAACCTGGCGCTTCTCGAGACCAAGAGTTTCAGCAACTTCAGCCGCTGTCAGGTCCTTACCATGATTCTCCTTAAGATAATTCAGAACTGCAAGTGTATTAGGTTTCATAGCCATAGTGATTTCTCTCCTTAATCATTCTTTTGATGCCATCTGCTGAACCATAATGTCAACTTCAAGCATAACGTTGATACCGTCAGGCAGGGCCGCAATTTGATTTGTGAGTTGCATAATGCGACGTTCGGCCTGACTCTTTTCTTCTGTTGAGGAAGTCTTGCTGGAATGCACCAGTTCGCAATCATAAATCTCTTTAGCAAGCTTCCTCATTTGCTTTCGAGTCATAAACTCTCTGTCCCTTCGTTTATTCCTGATTACGAATATATAATAACTTATTTTTTTTCTTTAGTCAAAATACCTCGTTAATCAGACACTCATGAGGGTTTTTATCATCTCTCATGCACTTAAAAACAGGATGACGCAAAGTTTTTTCCTTGCGGTCAATGCTCATACAATCAAGAGAGCAGACGTGGCCAACATAATTTTCTGGTGTCTCAGTCATCTGTCTACGCATTTCATCGGTAATACCAGATGATACCGTACCAAGCTCAACTAGTTTTCCTTCGTCATTATATGCACCAATGCCGATAGAGGTGTGCCAACCCAAATAATAAGGTTTAGTGACAGGCGTATAAAATTTGTCTTTGTCTTCAACCCCAAATACCGAGTGTTTATTGTTCTTATAGTGGAAGTAGTAATTACCTTCAACTAATTCTGGATTGCCCCAACCTCCAAAACAATGGTCTTCTTCAAAGCAATCATAGAATGTGGGAGTCTGTCTCTCCCAATAGGGCCATGTTTCAATATCCTTGCCAGTATATTCTCTGGTAGGTTCAATGGTGCGTGTAATCACCAAATCAATAGAGTCCATCTGCTTGCACTTAATCGTATCCCATGCAGGTCTCTTACCTGGTGTATATGGAGCATTGCGCTTCTTCAAAACAGCACCTTCTCCACCTGCTTTTAAGATACGAGACACCTCTGCTTCGAGGTTTTCTTCAACCTTTTCAGCAAGTCTCAAGAAATCGTAGGAATCAAGAGAGTGAAGATTCCAGATTGCTTGAAGAATTCTATATCGTGTTTCTGCCCCTTCATTTACAAGACTGACACCGTCATATGCCAGAATATCGTGGCAGTAGTAATGAATATTACCCTCTTTCTGCTGACGACGAATTGCTTCGGCAGAAAGGCAACCCATAATGTGCGTCACATCTTTACTGGTACCACCTGGAACGTGGATTTCACCAATAATAATTGTACCTGCGGGAAGGCAGCTAAAAGCGTCTATAATGTGAGGTACATTGCCACCCTTTTCCGTGAGAATGCCCGTAGTCTTACTTACTGTTCGACCGAACAAGTAAGAGAAGTTATCGGTTTTTACAAACTGATACCATGCTCCGTCGATTTTCTCTTCCAGAAAATACTCCCCGTTGGAACATACTTCAGATAGCATATACTCCTTACCTGCGGGCAGCTTCCAACAGAGCATAGGCTCAAACATCAGATTTTCTGCTTCGGGATATAATTCATGTATTTTAGCTTTATCAAACATTTATCTCACCTCTTTAAGAGATATAAACCTCTTATATATAATTATAAAATATAAAAGAGGGTTTGTCAAGCGAGAGCGCTTTTTATCACGCTCTCGCTCAAACTTACACTCGACTAATGGACAAAATCTTGGAGTTATTCTTCAGCATGATATTACCGACTGAAGTGCGACCAAGAATTGGTAGTTCCGTATTGGTCACAACAATAGCGGTTTTATCTCCACTAATGAGGAGATTGTCATCATCGCCGAGGATTACAGCTCCACCAATAGCTTCTTTGTAGCAAGACAGACCCTTGCCACCACGATTTTGGACGGGGAACTCCTTCAAGTCAGTCTGCTTACCATAACCAGTTTCAGAAACAATAGCAAGATGACCTGCGGGATTGGAGATAGGTAGTGCTGCGATAACATGGTCATTCTCAGCAACATTCATACCCTTTACACCCTGTGCAATTCGAGAAGAGATCGGCATGCCGGCGGCCGCAAATCTAATGCACATTCCGTTTTTGGTAACGAGCATCATTTCCTCTTGATTGATAAAAGTTACGTCAGCCAGTTCGTCGCCATCTTTGAAGTTAATGGCAATTACACCGGTACGCTTCATCTTATCATATTCTTCCAGAGGAACCTTCTTAATAATACCCTTCTTTGTGGCAAAGAAGATAAACTTCTTGTCAGTGTCTCTTGCAAGAGTGGTATAGGCAATCGGCTTCTCGCCATTGTCAAACTCAATCAAACCGGCGAGAGCAGCTCCAGAGGATACATTGGTTCCCTCGGGAATATTATCGACCAACAAACGATACATCTTACCTTTTGTTGTAAAGACCATGAGAACATCCTGCGTGTTGGTTTTCTGAGAGAAGATAACGGTATCACCATTGGTTTTTACACCTGCGGTATTACGCTTTTGAGGCTTGAAATTCTTTGCATCAACTCTCTTGATAGAGTTCTTACTGGTAATAACAACCACGCAATCTTTTACTTCAACCACGGGGGCTTCTTTTTCAGCCTTGGGGATCTCTTGGTCAGTTAGCTTCGTGCGGCGAGCATCTCCATAGCGGTCACGAAGCTCGGTGATTCTCTTGATAAGTTCGCTATTTCGAACCTCTTTGTTGGAGAGAAGCTCGATACACTTTGCAATAAACTCTTTCTTTTCTTTGAGTTCTTGGACTAGTTCATCCTTGTCAATCTGCGTCAACTTACCAAGCTTCATGTCCAAAATAGCATTAGCTTGAATTTCATCAACAGACAAGAAGTTCATCAACTTGATTCTAGCTTCATTCTTCGTAGAAGACTGCTTGATAAGAGTGATAACTTCGTCAATCTTGTCAACTGCCGCAATCAATCCTTCAAGAATGTGTGCTCTTGCTTCGGCTTTTGCTTTGTCGAACTCTGTTGCTTTAATCAAAACATCTTCTTGATGGTTGACATAGAATTTGAGCAAGTCAAGCATAGAGCAAAGCTTAGGAGTACCATTGACAATATAGTTCATATTGTAAGAGATGGAACTCTGAAGATCGGTGGACAAGAACAGTTGCTTAAGAGCCTTGCTTACAGACACTCCATCTTTGACATAGAAGATAAGTCTGTTATTACCAATCTCAGACTCGTCATCAAAGTCGTCAATTAGTTCGCTTAATGCGTCAACATTCTTTTCTACCTGCTCCTTAATCTTGTTACGATAGGTGCGGTAGGGAATGGTTGTAAAGATAATTTTCTGACCATCAATCTCATAGTCACCTTGGATTTTGAGCGAAACCTTAGATTTTCCGTCCGCAAAGGCCGCCCGCACGTCTTTAGCATTAAGAACTGTGCCACCAAGCGGGAAATCGGGGCCAGGAATATAGGTCAGCAATTCATCAAGAGTGAGGTTACCCTTCTGAATAAGGGCAATAGCCGCATTACATACCTCGGTGAGATTGTGCGGTGCGCTATTATGAGCCATGGAAATACCGATAGCCTGTCGACCATTACAGATAGCGTTGGGGAACAAAGATGGAAGAACAACAGGTTCCATGTACTCACCATTGTAAGTCTCTTTTGTTGGAACAACTTCCTTCTTGTAATCGTTCATCATTAGGTCAGCAAAGATGGCGGGTTTTGCCTCTGTATAACGAGAAGAAGAGAACATCTCGTTACTTTCTTGTGTACCCAACTGGCCTTGGCCTGTAATCAATGGATATCGCATCAAGAACGGCTGTGCCATCTTACGGAGAACGCCATAGCAAGCAATGTCGCCATGGAAGTAAGAAGTGGCCAGAGTGGAACCGACAATAGCATTACACTTCTTGGTCTTACTCTTGTTGTCCATTTTCAAGTGCTCTTCCATAGTCCACAGAATCTTGCGCTGTGCGCTTAACAGACCATCTTCTGCGGTTGGAATGGCACGATCAGTCAATACCTCTTCTGCATAAGTAAGGAAGGTTTCTTTAGCCTCATCGAGAATATCAACTTCAGTAATAAAACTTTCAGTCTTCATTGGTTACCCTCCTTAGTTAAAATTGAAACCGAGAGTTTCGGCATTATCATAGATATATTGCTTGCGGGGCTCAACGGCGCTACCCATCAAGACATCAAGCAGTTTAGCGGTTTGCTCTGCATCAGAAATAGTGATACGCTTAAAGCGTTCATTCTTAAAGCAAACTTTCTGCAAGTCTTCGGGGTTCAATTCGCCCAGACCCTTTGCGCGCAGTAAATCATAGGAACCCGTATGGGTCTTTTTCCACTCTTCGAGTTCATTGTCGCTATAGCAGTAGTATTCATTACCCTTTTGGCGAATAATGTAAAGAGGGGTGACTGCGCGATATAGCTTACCAGCTTCTACCAGAGGTCGCATATAGGTATAGAAGAATGTAATGAGCATCAACTCAATATCGGCGCCGTCACTATCTGCGTCGGTGGTGATAACCACTTTATCAACAGACATTTTAGATACATCAAAGGATTTATCAAAACCTGCGCCGATAACATTCACGATATCGGACATTTCTTGGTTAGCCAAGATTTTATCTACCGCTGTCTTGAGAGGGGAGATAATCTTACCTCTCAGCATATAGATACAATCAGTCTTGGGATTTCTGGCTTCAACGGCAGATGCACCTGCGGAAAGACCCTCAACGAGCAATAGGTTACGCTGTTTGGGATTCTTGTTGGTGCAATCAATGAACTTACTACTAAGCTTCATCTTAGCCTTTAAGCCAGTTTCCTTCTTAGGTTTAATGCCACGTGCGGCCTCCCTGGCCTTA